TTCCTTGCCTCCATGGATCTTCTTGGTGATGTCTAGCGGCCCCCACCAATCGAGGCACTTGTAGTGCGCAACGTGGGGAGACATCGTCGCTTCTCTGGTGTCGTAGACGCCTGCCGAATAGAACTTGCGCTCCTTGTACTCGTCGTTCAGGCTCGTTACTTCTCCACCTGGATGATCTCGGAGCTCATCAAGGTTCACCCAGAGACCGAGCTCTCCCATACGCATGATCTCGTAACTCGGCCACAGCGACTGATCGCCCATCCACGGAGCATCTTGAGGGCTTAGCGTTGGAGGTCCGAAAAAGTCGAAGATGCTGACGGGTTTGCTCACATTCCCGTCGTAGATCAACTCCTCGCGCTTCACCTCGATCAGTTCGGGCTTCATGATCCCAACACGTTCGGTTGGAACGCGACGGACCCGCTGATACTGAACCTCTCTGATGTCCTGCCTCCAGAACGTCTTCTGGATGCATGTCCCGTAGATCAGAAGTTCACGAAGAAGGATGTCGCAGGTGCTCTCCCAGTCTTGCTCTTTCAGCTGCGCTGTGATCAAGGCTATCTGATGCTTGGCAGCCTCATCATCCTCCCATTCGTATCCATCCAATCCAAAGATCGGATCCTGCTTGAAGATCTCGCGCATCAACCTTGGATGCACAGTTTCTACCGCCTTGAATGGCTCTGGCTCATGTAGCGGGATCTGCCCCTGAACGATCTGCGCAATCGTGTCACCTCGATAAAGGCGATAGAGGGTGAGCCACTTGTTACGCAAGCTCTCCATCACGTTGTAGGTGTCGCGCATGGATAGCTGCACAGCCGCCTTGGCTCGCTCCTGAATCTCAGGATCTGTAGCCAAGTTCTCGAACCCCATCGATTCGTGATGCAGCCTGGCATCAACTTCAACCTGCCTCGAAGAGGCAGGTTCTTCCTCGGTCAACTCGTAAGTTGGGACCGTTCCTGACCGGCGCTCTACTGGAGGCAGACCTTTGCCTGCTGATCCTCCCCACCGAGGATCAACTGGATAGGAATTGCCTGATCGGACTCGGTCACTAGTACCGGCCATCTACTTGCCCTTCTTGCGCTTATCCGCTTGAGCGAACTCCTTCGCGACTTTCTTGGGTGGGCACTTACCCTTCGCTTTCTTGCGACCCTCGCTACTTGCGCACATGCGCATGAAGTTCGCCTGCTTCTTGGTCTTGCTGGGCACGTCTGCCTCCGGGAGTAGAGGCGGATCCTCCCACTTTCGGCCTAACGTGTCCAGGGGAAGCGAACTTCCTCTCCACCGACTGGAGAGGGACGCTTTGGCGTAAGATCGATAACTTGAAACACTTTTGCGTCGTAAATCGGGCCTTCCCAACCCTTTGCGAGCTTCACCCTGCCTGGGAACCGCTTCTCGTAGAACCTGCAGAAGTTCAGCACGGGGGCTACATGTCCGTCCAGATCGTATTCTGGAGGCCTCTTGGTCACCGGATTGATCCGACCGAACTCGTAAGCGCTCCCACTCTTGAGCGTGAATCCCAGCAGAACAATCTCCTTGGCACCCATCAGGGTTGCATGCTGGATGCAGTAGCCAAGCGAGTTCCCCGTCTGGTGGAACTGGTCGTTGTAACTCTTTGGCAGGAATGGAGGTGGGACATTCGCGATCCAGTTCCTGTTGACGATCTTGCCCCCGGTAGTTCTCTGGATTTTGTAGCCGCAGACGTGAGCAGCCTTCTGCTTGCCGATCAGCTTGACTGCCAATCCAGCTGACTGTCTACCGTAAATACCGCCACCCGAAAGGATCGCCTCGTTGATCAGTGCAACCACGGGTAGTCCATCAGCAAAGAACCGTCCTGCCTCGCTCCGCCAGACCCCCGAATCAGCGCAATGCCAGTAGGTGGGTCGAAAGGATCGCAAGATCCAGTTGGTTCCGATAACAGGTCGACCCCTAAGGCTTTCGAGTCCTGGATGGTCAACCACTCCTTGGGCTCCCCCAACGATGAAAACTCTTTGCCCCTGGTGGATGGCCTCAAGCCAACGCGAAGAAGAACCTCGGCCGCCCTGTGGCTGTACGTGTGCCGTCTCAAAGTCAGCTCGTAGCATGCTTGTCCGATCTCCTCGGCTTCATCCCTGTGCTCCAAGTAGTACAGGGCGAGCTCGACAAACTGCTCTGGAGTATTTGCCCGCGGAGCCATTGGGAACATCCGTACGAGCTCCAGCCTGGTGTTGTCGTTGATCACGCAAGTACCACAAGCTGAGAACTCGAAGAACCGCGGGTTCACATGCGCGGCTGGCAGGTTGTAGTCGTTCCAAAACCCAGTGCCCCACTCTGGAGGAGCAGACTTGACCGGCGTCAAGTTGCCAATCTTGGGCCCACAATTGCGGTTGCTCAGCACCCTGGTCTTGTAGCACTTCTGGGTGATCGCTGGATGACGATGCACATTCAGGCCGAGCCAGCAACGAGAGTACAGCTTCGGATGATCCTCAAGTGGAACCCATTCTGCAGAGCCCTTGCCTACCGTCTTCCAGTAGCGAATCTCGGCTCCAGGAATCGCCTTCTCGAGTGGCTTGAGAAACTTCTCCCGAGGAGTGAGTGTCGCATTCCCCAGAAAACACGCATCAGCGATATGGCCGTAGCTACGCCGCATTGAGTACTTCACAAACTTGAATCGATCTACATCAACTCCTGGAGGCAGGTAGAACACTCGCTCGCGACCACGCTTAGCCATCGAATGCAGATGCAGGGTGAATGGATCCATCGTGAACACGAAATCGAATGACTTCGCATACTGAACCGTTTCACCGCACTCGTACGGCTCATCACACAGATACACCGCCGTCCTGATTCCTCGCTTGCGAAACTCCATCAGGAACGCATCGTTGCTTGCTGCCCTACCATGATGGCAGAACACCATGTCAGGACCCCATGATGTGATGTTCTTGGCAACCATGGCCGCGGTTCTGTTGGCCGTATGGTGGCTGTATGGCCCACTTCGAATCATCGGCATCTTGGCAAGGATCCCGATATCGAACACCTTGACTTCGCATCCGATGTTCAGAAATCCATGCTTCCATCCACTCCGGTAGTCGTCCGAGTAGATCAGCCCAGATGAATCTGCTATCGCGACTTTGATCGTCTTGTTTGGAGGCAGCTGACTGAGAATCCTGGTCATCTGAAGATGAGTGTTTCAGTCTTGGGCTTGATCTTGCTAGCCACAGAACGCTCAGGCGAATCAAACCTCCTGACGATCAACCTTATCGATGGACACAAGTACACTCGCTGACCTCGATCGATGACTCTCGCTTGAGTCTTACGCATCGGCTCTTCTTCGCTGTCAGTTACCAGGAGTTGCTCCTCAGGTTCTGGACGACGAAAGGCCACTAATCCCCGATGCACAGGAGCATCTGACTTGTCCAAGGCGAAAGGCCTATTCGAGTTCCATGGAACATATGGATCGATGCCAGCCATGAATGCCTGACGGTCTCTGAAAGGCATTGTCAACTTGGGAACCCATTCATCATCATCGATCTCAACCTGCGGATGCACTGCAACGAAGTTCTCTGCATTCGTGTGCTTTACACACTGATTGATGCAGCTCGCGAACCCAGCCCTGTGCTCATTCTGAAGAAAGATGAATTGGTCCAAATCTCTAGACCAAGCACGAATCATGTCGTTGAGCTCTGCACCAAAGCCGTTGTTGACCACGATCATCCGAAACGGAATGTCGGTATGCGCCTTGATGCACTCCAAGACGGCTAGAAGGTCAGTCGACGACCTCCCATACAACGGAATCGCGATGTCAAGAATCTGACTTCTCAAAGCCCACCTCCCGCAAATAGTTGTCGCGCATCTGCTTCTCCACAGTCCTCGCTTGATACTTCATCTGACATCTCTTGGAGCAGAACACCACCAAGTAGCGGTTCTTGCGCCTAGATGCTCGAGCCTTGCCTGCTGGGTAACGGAGATTACGACCGCATCCAAGGCATGGAACTTCTGTCACCTCGCTGTTGCTTCGCATTCGACTTCACCTCCTCTCTAGCAGCCTCCTGTACGACCTTCTCCGCATAATCCATCCGTTCCTGCAAATCTGTCTGGGAAGGCTGATGATGCACGTAGTTTAGATGGCTTACCGAAGGCCGACCCGTAGTTGGATCGAATCCTCCTTGACCTCCAACATTCAAGAACCGCTGCACGACAAGGTCTACCTGCTGCGCTATCCGGAGTAGTAGGTTGGGTTGATGGATCCCGTAAGCAGAGCGCAGCACCTCAACTACTTTGGTCGCCGCGGCCTGACCTGGCGGAATAGACTGTGGGTTGGACTGCTGCTCTTCTGTCGCCATAAGTCTTCCTGCACTCCCTGCTGCTCGCGTGCATGTGAAAGCATCTTTCGAGCATCGTATCCGTAGTCAGGATTCCAGTTCCCACTGACCATCGATGGCGGGCGAGTCTGTACTACATTCGGATACCAATCATGACTTGGCCCTGGGCAGTACCACTGGTTACGAGGTGTCTGCTTGTCTAGATCAGAGATCGCATCCGGAATGTCATCATGGCCAGAAAATGGCCACTCTGTCATCTCGTCAAACATCGGCTTCCACTTGTTCCACTGATCACGCAGCGATTGCGCAAAGTAGATCCGACCATCGCGGAAGCGAGGCTCGATACCCCAGATGCGATGCTTCTTGATCTCTTCTGATCGACCGCCGATCGAAATGATCCTGGGGCGAGTCATGGTCTTACGACGGATCTCCTCGAAATAGCCTTGGATGAACTCCGAGTGAGTTGTCGCCTCAACCGTGATCCCTTTCATGTTCAAGTGCTGGTAGTTGTTCCACAACTCACAACACCACTTGACTGATTCGCTAGGTCGCTCACGCGCGATGTAGAGATCTCGCACGTACGCGTACCGGTTGTGATCCAGAGACACCACCCAGAACACCGTGCGATCATTCTTCTCGTCAACCATGATCGCAAAGTCAGTCAAGATGTAGGTCCACACCGCGGCAGGTATCTCATCGTCTGAGATGACCCTGAAGTACTCCGGCAAGAAGATCTGCTCTTCGTCCGACTGAGGCTTGTTGTGGTAGTAAGCATAAAACTGCCGCGTAGGCATCTCGCGCTTCTGGGATTCCACGTAGGCTCTGGTCAACCGAGCTGGGAAGAACAAGCTACCGTCTGGATTGATCCACTCGTGACGACTGATCTCCCAGTCTCTGTGGGATTCAGGATCCCTGACCTTCTTGGCTGAGTAGTCGTTGTAGTGGTGGATAGTGCCGATGTAGAGCAACTTGGAGCCTGGATCCAGCTGAGCCAAGAGCTCACCGATCCAAGTGTCCACCTTGATGATCGCATCCGGGGTCTGGGTGTTTTCCTGGCTGATTGGGTCGTCCAAGTTGCCGCCATCCCAGTGCGCACCAGTCTGCACCTCACCTGCACCGAATGCTGCAACCGTGGGTTCCTTCTTCAGAACCGTCCGTTGCGCGCTGACAAAGCCATGGATGTAGGACCAACGCTTGGGATCCTTGTGGATGCCAAAATGCTCCTCGAACCACGGAGACTCGATGATCTCCATGATGTTGCGCAAGAACTTGCGCGCTTGCTTACCGGTCTCTGAGCCGATGAACCACCGGATGTTCGGATCCCTAGCGACTAGCCAGCAGATCATGCCAACTGTGAACACCTGAGACTTGAAGCTGCCACGCGGCCACAAGACCATCTTCTTCTTGTAGAGGACCTGACCGGAATCGGGATCCGTGAAGCTACGCCAATTCAGGATGAAGTTGGCTCCTCGACCATGAGGCTCCCACTCCGCATCGGGAGCTGCACCGCAGTCCCGAACGAAGTCCATGAATCCCTCTTCGCTGAGGTAGTAGTCGCGAGCCTCTCTCAGTCGCTGCTCACGAATCTGTTCTGGTGTCAGTGCCATCTTCAACCTCGGTCCAGCAGTCACCGCGACGGATGTATCGCACCATGCGTTCGCTGATCGCGAACGTACCCGCGATTGAAGCGTTTGAGTAGCCCTCCTTGATCATCTGGCGAAGAGAGACCATGTCCTCTGTGGTCAGCTTGTGACCCTTGCCACGCCTCTGCGCCCAAGTCTCACGGCTCTTCATTCGAGAACACCTTTCGCCACTTGAACTGAAGAGGCTTCAAGCTCTGGATGTAACGCTGCCAGCCGCTGCGCTTGGCAGCTTTCATGATCTTGATCCTCTTAGCGTTGTTGTGACCTAGACTGCGATCTAGACCAACCACAGCCGCATCCTTGATCAGTGGTGGCTCATGCTCGAACCAGTCCTTCCACGACCACGCCACCATCTTCGGAGCCTTGCTCAGTAAGAACCTCTTCATCCCGGTGCTCTCGAGCGCATACCGAAAAGTGATATCCGACCAACCTTTGTGCCCACGAAAACCTTCATCCATCCCCCCAGCACGCCAGTACGACTGATGATGAATCATGTACAGATTCGGTGGCGCCTTCATCTTCTCGCGTTTGCGCGCGTATACCCTAGGGATCAGGTAGTACCGATCAAGATCAGCTGTCGGTAGAACCTCATCAAGCAGGTAGACTGCCAAAGATTCCGAAACCGTGTGGTCTGGATCGATCAACAACACCCAACCAGAAGCGTGCTTCATCGCTAGGTTGCGGGCCCCCATCTGATTCCAAGCTATGTTGTCCTGGATGATGTAGATCTCCGTCCGGAGCGGGTATCTCTTGCACGCCTTCCTTGCTTGGTGCTTGCGGCTGCAGTCGTCCACGATGATCAGCTTGAGACGACTGAGGGTCTCCTTAGCGTAGCTAGAGAACACCTCCACTTGCTTTCTGAGCATCAGTGGCTGATCGAAGTACGCGAACGCAATCGTCAGCTCAGGATCGCTTGAGTTTGGCAATCTTGTTCTCCAGGATCACAAATTGTCTCTTGCGATCGATCTTCACCGTCTTGGCTGTCTGAGCCTTCAGGTGTCTAACCCAGGAACGTGGAACAACCTTGAATGGTGTTGGGTCCTTCTTGCGCAGGATTGCTGCTGTGTAGTCGTCCTCTCCGTAGCCAAGACCGAAGTCCTCATCGAACATCCAAAATCCGTAGTTTCGCTTCAGCCTGCGGCAGATTCTGGCTGGAACAAGCCAGCAGAAGGCTGAGACCATCGATGCGTAGAACGAGTTCTTGTTCTTGGCCTCACTAGCCTTGGCTGCCTTGTTCCATGTCCGGTCTGTGACGGGTGTGATGATGCGCTTCCCGTCACAGACCGACACGAGCAGATCAAACCATGCACGGTCTTCTGGTGGCTCGATGTCGTTGTTGATCACCAGGATGTTCTCGGGCAACACTTTTTCGCAGTTGTCCCACAACCACTGAATTCCGGTGTTGATGCCGTACGCAAACCCCTTGTTGACGTCCACGTTCACCCGCGCGCAACACTCTGTAGCGATCTGCCGGTCAGCCCCTTGACCTACCGCAACCACCCCACACGGCAACCGCTTGACTAGACGTTCAGTCATCTGAACGAGTCTCTCGCTGCCGGTGTAGCATGTAACTGCGATGACCTTAGGATCCATGCTTTCGGTAGTTGAAATAGGAGTTATCCCAGAGGTTGGCCTTGATGGTGTGCAGAGCGCTTGGTGTATAGACCGTTGGGATGATCAACTGATCACGAAGACATCGAAACTGCTCGATGCCCTCGAACACGAGCCTCGGTGAAGGCACAGCTCCTGGACGCCTGATAACGATCCCTCCAGCCCACAAGCCCTTGGGCTTCACTGTCTGAAGGTGGGAGTAGAGCTTCAAGTTCTTGCCCATCTTCTTGAGCTTGAGACACTCAGCGTACTCCTGCATCACGTTGGTGCGATGAGGATGCTTGAACATCGCTGTATCCTTCTCGCTCAACCAAGCCTTGATCTTCTGAAGGGTGAGCTTGGCAGTCGGTGTCATGCTCCCGTCGATGTACAGAACCCAGTCCAACTCCTTAGCTATCCAGGGCTGCAGTCGTTCGAAGTTCCACTTGAACAACCGATTGGTCCATCTGGGAGAGACAACCGTCTCGACCCATGCTGTCGACCATGGTGGTGGCGCTTTGCCAGGATGGTCCGTGAACATCAGGTAGTCCACGTCTGGAAGAGTGGGGAATTCTCCACGGATCTTGTCCTTGCCACCAAACACCGCGCTGTAGATCAGTCCAGCCACGGCATCTTCTCTCCCTTCTCCAGATACCAAATGGTCTCAAATCCGTGCACTGATGGCTTGACGAACTCCTCTCTGACAAACACCTCATCAACCATCTTGCGGAGCTTCGGCCGAGGCAGGTCGAGCTCAACTGGATTCTTGGGGATGATCACCTTCTGCTTGTCCTTCAACGGCCGGTAGAAGATCAAGCTCATCCTCTGCGTGAACGAGCTCAATGCATTCTGGAGGATCTGCTCCCAGTCGTAGTTGTGCTCGAGCACATGACGCATGAACAGCCCAGGAGTCTTCGATCGGTAAGTCGACAGATCAGCAACTACGTCCGCAGCTCCAGGCGTTCCATCAACTCCAACGTACTCAGCCTCGCAATACCGCTTGGCATACGCCTTGGCACAACCCCAGTCCTCAACCTTCGCGCACACATCCAGCCAAGCCATACCCTTGATGTAGCTGGGTTCCTGACCGTACCGCTTCTGGTGCTTCCACTTGACGATCACGACAGCCGCTCCAAAATGGTCAAGCCGTTGTTGTTGGGAAGGTGCAATAGCTGATCCCAGACCGCTGTTGATGATGGCGTGCGACTTCCTTCCAGGAAGTCCTCAATCGCCTTTCACAATCCAGGCTCCTTGCCGTAGTAGTCCTTCTCGCCGAACTTCTCGGTATCGTGCATCACAATCCAGCGACGCACTGCCCTTGCGTGCAGCCTCAATTCTTCTGAAAGGTGGTCGTAGGTGTGCTCGCTATCGATGAACAACAGATCACACTCAGGGATCTCCACCTTCAGCGAACTCTTCTGGATGAAGGTCCAGTGCGGATGCTCCTTCTTCAACCGGGAGACGTGAGGTTCACAACTGGCGATGTCGTAGCTGGTCACCGGTACGCCAGGCCAGCACAACGCAACAGTGCTGTGACCATGCCGCACACCAAACTCGACGACCTGCTTAGACTGCATCGCCAATCCGCACAGAACCCCCAAGTGCTGCTGGATGTCAGTCTTCTTCTCTAACGCCCTACGATAACTGGTAACCATCAAGGCACCCCCAAGCCAATCGGCTGACCATCAGCATCCCAGTACTTCTTCGTGAACCAGTTGCACACCGAATCCGCTTCATCCTGGATCGCAGCTGGGATCTCTCCGATCGGCGATGAGTTCTTGGGAGAGAAGTCCACCTTCTCTACATCAAACTCATTGATGCCAAGCCCATGAGCTACCGACCACAAGTACTCATCGTCAGTAACCATGAGCTCGAAGCGGATCACAATCACGCCATCCTTCTGGACATGGCTATCCAAAGCTGCCAACGTCTTGATGAGATCCGGTAACCACCAGTTACGCCAATTCTTCCGAGCAAACCTCGGTCCCTTCCATTTCTCCGGATTGCGCGCAATCGCTGACCGAGTCAAGTCATGAGGCCGTCTGAGGATGATGCCAAGCTTGGTGTCCTTCTCCATGCACAACCACGGGTTGTGCCTGCGTGACCCATCCACCACTCCCAAGTTGCCCTTGATCCCTCCGAAAGGGTAGTAGTTCTTGGGCTCATGGACAATCTCCCAACCACGCACCGCACCATCCCTCAAAGCATGCGATAACCACACAGTCCCAGATCGACCCTGCGAGGTCACCAAGAAGGTCTTCTTTGGATCACTCACCACCAGCCTCCTCCTCGATCCGTGAAGCCTCCATCTCCACTGCCTCAACCGGATCAGCTTGGATGCGCTTGATCTCCTCTTGAGCCTTCAACCGCTTCTGACGCAACTCAGCAGCCAACTCGTACTCTCTCTCCTGAGCCTCCGTCAACTCTAGCTTGTGCGTCACCTCGGATCGATGCACCGCACGCTCCACCGCACCCAAGTCCTGCATCATCTTGATGTGATCCATGCTGATCTTCCACGCCAAGTTCAGCTTTCCGGTCCTCCTAGCCTCCTCATACAACTGCTCCGCTCTCGACTGCAAGTTGCCCACGATCGTCTGGAGACGAATACCCTGCAGACGCTGACCAAGCCGGTCCGAGTACTGATCCCAGTACTCACGTACCGTGCGCTCACTCACACCAAACGCAAGCGCGATACTGGTCGGCGCAAACCCCGTGTGAGTCAGGTGCGCGACCAACGCACCTTGCTGGATGTCCGTCAGCTTCTTCCAGAACTCACGCTTCTCATCATCCTCGAGCATGTTCTGCTGGATGGTCAAAGCACGACCGATGTCATCCAGCGTCACATCCTCCACATCCCCGTTGTGCTCCTGAGCCTCCGAAGGCGAGAGAGTCTTCTGGAGCGCATCAAGGAGTTGAGCCGGAGACATCTTGATGGATTCCGCTGCCTCCTCCACACGCTCGCGAAGACTGGGATCCGCTAGGGGGTTGCTCTTGGTCTTCTTCCGGCTGGGCATGAGTCAACCGATTTGGCACAACTAGGTGGGATCTTTTTGCGCGGGATCTTCTGGAGGATCAGGTTCGGGCTGGGGAGGCGGAGGACCATACTTACCGATCAACGCCTCGAGAGACAGCTTGAGATCGCACACCGCAGCGTAGATCCCGGGGATCTCTACCGGCAGGTTCGGGATGGCTCTCAGCGCGACTTGAGCTCGATACTCCTGGAGGTTCCTGAGCTCGTCTGGGGTGATCGTCAATCCTTGCTGGGGTTCAGTCATTCGGGAACACTCCTGCCCATCACCTCACCTGAGGTGGACAACTTCTCGATGCGACCCTGCTCCTGAAGCAGCGTCTCCACCGCATCGTTGTGAAGCCCCTGCTTGAACAACACGTTCGCGTAACGCTCCTGCCAGGTCTTGGGATCTGGGTAGGGAAGCCTGGGTGGGTCTACTGAAGGACTCGATGGACTCGATGGACTCGCCAGCGGTACAGCCGCTGATGCAGCTCCAAGACCCAAGAGCTTGAAGAACGATCTTCGAGAGTCAGCCATGGCAGCTAGTCCTCCCGCGCAACCTTGGGAGACTCATTCAAGATGACCTCCAGCCGCTTGTGAACCTCGAGATCGAACTTCGCATGGAACTTCACAATCACACACGTGACCGGCTTGTCTCCAGTGAGCAAACCAGCGTTGTCTTTGAACCACTTGCGGATGTCCTTCTCCGAATGAGACATTGGACACTCCGGGATAGGTATCAATAAACCTTTGCTCTGGTCCACTGTGAATGCCGCATAGTCTCCTTCCGGGAAATACGACTTACGCCTATACGGACGAGCCTTGGTTGGGACCGCATCGTCACCAGGCTCCTGGGGGGTCTCTGGATCTGCCATGGACCGGGATCCTAGCCACGGTCCCGGAAGTTTTCCACCTAGGGTGACTACCGAGGAAAGTGTCATTACGGTCTACCGTCCACAAGATATCACCACCCCTACACCCCCCCCCCTAGGGGGGGGGTGTTGTGCACTTAACACGTACTCGTACAATTCGACACCCGGTCAAGGTGGGGTGTGTGGGTGGTGATATTTTACGTATTTTAGGGAGATGTTAGGGGAATGTTGGGTGGATGTTAGGGCTATATGTGGTTTGGTTGCATATTCGCATATTGGAAATACGGTAAAACCGGATTTTTGGGGGTGGAAATGGGCGGCAAGATCATGCCGGAGGCCGGGGCCCCCGGTCCCGCGTTCGGACCTCGCGGAGCGTTACAGACCCGCTTTTTGGGCGCTCAGAAGTGCTGAAATGCAGCGTAGTTACGGTCTCGAACTTCTGATAATAGCTACTTATGTTAAGCTCGGGAGCTCAGCAAAACTGCACTATACTGCATGCTCTCTCTTACGAGACATTTACGGTAAACCGTAAAAGTGTGCAGAAATTGCACACATGGACCCCTTCCACCCCCAATTTCCCACCGTACTCTTTCCTCCTCCATCACCCCCTCCCCAGATAGACGAGGAAATTTCCCAAAGTTCCTCGTTCCAGCCAATTGTTTCAACCTAACCTTCCACCCAAAATTGCCTCACCCCAATCTTTTTCTAAAGCTTCCACCCCAAATTGACGATAGGCTTGAGAGCCTGCTGAACTTGGTCGAGATCGACCCTTTTTTCCTCAGTAGGCAATGAGGCGCAACAGCAATGAGGAAGCAGCAATGACCGACACCAAGCACTACGGCTACTCGGGCCGTGACCGTACCTACGAATCCAGCCGAACCAGGCACAAGAACGCTGCCTATCTCGGCCTTACCTACCGCGAGTACGAGAGCGACGCATTGGGCGAAGATGGCCAGCCGATAGTGTTTGCCTCGATCACTCACCAGTCGATCACTTCGGCTAGCGGTCTCCCAATGCCGTTGTTCCAAGGAGTAGCTGATCAAGCTGATCAGTTCCTCAGAGGGTACATGTGGGCTCGGGAAATTTTGGTGAAGGGAGTGCAATCATGACCTACGTCCGCATCGTGAAGAACAAGTAC